AGTCAGCAGCAACCAGGGTCGAACCATCGGCAAAGTCCACCAGCGGGGTCGTGGCTGGCGTCACACGACGCACCTCAACCCGAACCCCGGCCCCAGGCGCTGTCGCCAGCTGCACGGTCGTGTCGTTGACGTACGTGTACGCCGTGTCCACGTAAGCCACGTAGACCTTGACGTGCTCCCGACGGATGTACGAGAAGCCAATGGAGAACTGGGTGGTCGACCCGTTGCCCGTGTAAACGTTGTAGGAGTAAGCCATCAGCGGTTAACGGGGGGTTGGGGACCAGGACGACTGTGAGGATTGAGCTTCCTCGATAGTGTTGCGCTCCTGCTCAGCTTTGTTTTCTGCCAGTATCCTCGCAAGTTCTGGCTCCGATGCCAAGAACGCCTCCTTGATGAAAGGCTTGTAATAAGTGATCGCTTTGTTGAGTCGGATGGCCCTCTGGCTTGTGGTGGCCTTGCTGGGCTCTGGGGGGTCCAGCTGCCAGTAGCTGGAGCCAGGCGCCACTGCAGCGCTGAGCTCCTGGTGCAGGGTCCCGTTGCGGCCTGGGGGCACAAGCTCGCTGGTGATGGTAGCCAGCTTGTTCAGCTGGACCTGAGTCAATTTGCGATTTGGGACGTTGAACTCGTTTTGGCTCCAGATCTGGAACATGGTGCCGCGGCCAGACAAACGACCAAGCTCGATGTCGACAGGGTCCTTGGTCCCCTGCTTGGTCTGGGTAAAGGCTAGGGGGCTCAGGCCGTTGACAAGACCCAGAAGCCAGGGCTGATCCTGCGGCAAGTGGTTCAAGCCCCAGACCCCTTCAACCACCAAGGGCTCACCAGTCAGCGGGTGCAGGACTGGTGGCAGCAGTTGCGACAGGCCTGGGATCTTGTTGGCGTAGCGTTGCGCTAGCTCGTGGGCCTGGGCAATGGGCATCGGCAACTCGGACTTTTCGATGGCCCGCTGGTACGGATCTACGCCTTTGCGGACGTTGTTGAAAATGGCCGGCATAAACCCAGCCAAGCGCTTCTCGACGTAAGCGCTGAACGGATCGATCTGGCCCTCAGTTGGGATGAAACCTTTCTCAGACAAGTCGGAGACCAGGTTGAACAGCTCACCGATGGACTTGTATGCGTCCTTGGTGGCTTGGGCCATGCCCACCTCCCTGAACATTTCCATGGTGGCCAAGATGAAATTGCTACCCATGGCCTCGCGGTCTTCCTTGGCCAAGCTGTTGGACTTCTGCACAAAGGTGCCGACCAGGGCAAAGATGTTGCTGACGGAGTCGAAGGCTTGCAAGTCCCACCACCGTGTCGTGTCTCCAGTCTTCGGGTTCTTGACCCGCACGGAATACGGCTGCACGCCCATGCGCCTCATCTTTTCCCTGGTCTTTTCGTCGTACGCTCCGGGCCCGCTGAACTCAACCCAGCCACTGGTGGCCAGCAGCACGCCAGACGTCAGGGTCAGATACCCCATGGCAACTTCTCCCATGGCCCGGGACCTGGTGTTGCGGTCCTCGCTGTAGATGTCCCGCCAGAAACTATCGACAAAGGGGCTCAGGAATCCCGTGGCCCGTGCAGCTGATTTGGCAATGTTGACGGGGCTGGTTGGGAATGCGTTCAAGATCCCAAGCACCGGGGTGTGACTGATGGCGTCCTTGGCAAGCCTTGGCAACGCACCAATGAACTGACCGGTGCCCATGCCAGCCTTGGCAAACCCATCTGGCTCCTCCTGCATCCAGGCCATGGCCCGCCTGTTGATCTCGGCGACGTCGGTCAATCCTTCTTCCTTGGCCTTGGCAATGCCGTACTCGTAGGTCCGCTCCTGGAAATCGATCTTGAGAGGGTCCGTGAAGTTCACCCAGTTCATCGCGTTCTCGGCATGGATTCCGGTGAACGCACCGTCCTTGATGATTCTTTCGTTCAAGATCACGTCGGACCACTGGTTCTCAATGGCGTCATCTGTCTTTTTGCTGGCTTCGGCCCAGGCTTCGTCACCCGTTAAGCCACGACCCTCGGCTTTTTCCAGTTCCAAGCCCATGATCCGACCCCATTCGGCACTGGGTCCAATGAGCGACGAGTAGAACGTGTCGAGGGACCCAGCAATTCGACCGGATGCGTTGAGCGCCGTCCATGCGTACTTAGCCGCCAACGCAGGGAAGTTGGCGGTTTCAGGGTCAACCCACCACGGGTTGTCCAAGGTGTTGGCCGGGTCGTCTGTCTCGGCCATGAGTGCCATTTGGTCACGATCGGACCCTTTCAAGTTGCGCTGCGCAATGTCCATCGACGATGCACCCAGGTTGCCAAAGCTCTCGCCGGTCCTGAATGATTCCCCGACCAAGCGCCAAGCGTTGGACCAGTTGGCCACGTATTGGCCGTACATGGCCATGTCAAGCCGAGCCTGGCGCAGCGCAGCTGCCTTGGCTCTGTTGTCGCCTTTCAGGGCAGCAACACCAGCTGTCGCAACTTCGCCGAGGGCCTGGTTGATGGGCATCGTGACGGCCCTGTACGCAGAGCCAACGAGCATCTTGGTCCAGGTCTTAGGCGACCAGAGCAACGCAGCTCGGTACGCCTGCAGGAACATCTCTTGGTTGAGGCGGCCGACATCAGCCTTCTTAACGATGCTGTTGAGCTTGGCCCCCATGCCCGGGACGTAGCGAGACGAGATCACGGCTTGTGCCACGACGTCGGTGATGTCGTTGGCTTCAGGGGTCATGACACCTTCGGCAATGGCGTTCCTGATGTCGGGGTCGATCTTGCCCAGGATCGTGTTGATCGGGTCAATAATCTCGTCCTCGATGTCAGTGCCCATCGATTCGTTGGACACCGGGATCTTGGGCTCCTCTGCTGCATTGGACCCGACGACGCGGTTGGCAGCGTTGACGTCGTAGATGACGGTCTCCGGAGCGGACCCGGAACCCAGTTCGAAGTCCGGGCTGAACCGGATGCCGGAGTAGCCCTGGCCCACGGCCCAGTCCTGGATGGCCTTGTTCTGTGCTGGCGTTGTGTAGAGAGATTCGCCCCGGCGCTCGAGGGGGCCAAGGTTCAACTCTTGCACCAGGTCAGCGATGCGCTTGTCCATCGTCACCAGGTCCAGGATCCGCACGTCACCTGGCAGGTCGCCGGCGACAGCCGTTTCTCCGTAGGCCCCTGCGGATACAGAGGTTTCCGAGAAATAGACGCCACTGCCCAGCAAGCTGCTCTTGGGCCCAGATGCTTGGAAGCCGTTGTCGACAATCGATTGGGCCGCAACCTCTGTGTTGCCGTGGTACAGGGGGGTTCCGGTTGGCACCTGGCGGTGTGTCGGGTCAAAGTCGTACCTGATTTGCATCACGCTCAACCGTTGGCCGTCCTTGCGGGTGGCTGTCATCAGCGACGTGTCCAGCTTGTGCTGGCTCTCAAGGCCGGCCCATAGGCGCTGCATAGCAGCAGCCCGGTCAACCTCGTCCACGGCTGACTGCCATTCGATTGCGGTCATGGCGTTTTGCGCAGCCAAGTAATCGCGGTGGATCACGTTGGCAGCTAGGGCCACCAAATCTTCCTGGGACTTGGGATCGCCACGACGTGCGGCCTCGAGGCGGGTCGTTGTTGACTCCACTGCCCACGCATCGCGGTCCAGCTGGTCCATTGCGGACTTGACGACCGTTGGCTGGCTGTAGCTGGTAATGCCTGTTTGCTGGGCCCTGCTGGTCAGCATCTCGCCCAAAGCCTTGTTGCTGGCAACCAACGTGTCTGGTGGGTCTGGTACGTACTGGGTCTCGCCAGAACGACTGGTGAGCCGGCGCACGTCGCTGGCTCCCATGCGTGCAATCTCTTCAGGGCTTAAGTCTCCGGACTCCAGGGCCGCCATGTTCTGGTCGATGCGCCGTGCGAACTCAGCGGGATCCGGGGGGTCGGCAGAGAACTCAACATTGACGTCACCACCCTCGCGGCCGTTGACGGGCTTGAACTTGCCCAGGGCCGCTTTCTCGAACACGTCGTCCCAGGTCTTGTACTTGCCGCCGCTGAGCAAGAAGTTGATCGATTGGTCGATGTAGTTCTTCAACTTTGCAAAACCCTGCAGGTCGACATTGGGCAGGGTCATGCCCCGCATGAACGCAGCAAACGCATCGGGAACGACTTCGTGCATCGTGATGGTGCCGTCGCGGTATTTGGCCGCTTTGCTGGTTTGGCCAAAGCTTTCAGCAGTCAGGGCCGCCATTTCCCTTAAGTCCTTGCCGGACCTCGACAACACCAGGTTTTCTGCGCTGGTGAAGAACCACTGCATGAGCCTGTGCATGGACTCGTGATACGTGGTGCTGAGCATCCGCGTGAACGACAGGTTCCTGCCGTACGCCGACATGGCAACGGTGATGGTGTCGTCGGCCATGCGCTTGCCGTGCTTGTAGCTTCCAGCAATTTCAGCCTTTTTGCCGACAAGACTCATGTCGCCGTATTCGCGGGCCTGCTTTTCGCCGTAGGTCACCTCGATCCGGTTCTGAATCTCGAAGTCCGTGACACCGGTGATCTGGAAGGCAATGCGTGCAAGCTCGCTGGCTTCACGATCTGTGATGCGGTTGACGCCTGTGTACCCTTCCCCGATCGTGCCGCCAGTGCCGCCTTCAACGCTTTGCCAGCCCTTCAGGTTTGGCAACTCAGCCGAGAAACTGGCCCCACCAAAGCCCTGGTTGCGGACCTGAAGCGTGCCAGGCGCAGCGGTGGCCGCCATGCCCTTGATGCTGGGCTTGACGACGCGGGCCCCGTACTCAGCGACCTCGGCGGGGTCCAGGCCATTGGACTCCAGCCAATCCCGGTACTTCTGGTGCGACGCAGACTTTTTGCCAGTGGCGTCACCAGCCAAGGTGTAGGCGACGCGGTCCAGGTCGGTCTCGAAGGCCAGCTCAAACTTCTTCTGGCCGTAGCTGTAACGGGGCTTGAGGCCCGCCAGTTCACGGGGCAGGGCCAGGCCTGGGGTTGGTGGCTCAATGGCAGCAGCGGCCACGTTGCCCATGGGCTGGACTGCCACGTTGCGACGACCAAGCCAGGCCCCCAACTCCCCAGCCAGCTGGGTGTCACCAGCCTCTTGGGCTAGGCCCTGGCGCTCAAGGGCCGTGGAGACGGTTTCGTTGTCAACGACGGGTGCAACATCAACTGGCTTGGCCTGGATGGGCACTGGGTTGCCAGCGTTCTCAGGGGCCTTGACTTCCGGCAGGGTCCGCAGGTCGATCTCTTTCTTGCCACCAGGCAGGCCGAAATCCCCGGTGAACACGATGCCGTCGTAGCCCGACTGCTTGGCCACCCGTGCGACCTGGGCCACGTTGGCGGTGGCAGGGAGTCCTAAGTACGTGCGGGCGTCGGCCAGGTTCTCGGCTTCCAGGGGATCGGCAAACCCGGCGGCCGGAGCTTCAGCAACTGCTGGCTCTTCGATCTGTCTGGCGACCGCCTCATCCTGGATCAACCGGGGACCATTCATCTCCTCGGAGATCGCGTCCCGCAACCGCTGGAGATTGAACTGCACCAAGTTCGTGGCTGCCTTGTCCCGACCTTTGCCGGTTGGCATCTGGGCCGCAAGCTCATTCAGGATTGTGCGGACCGGGCCTTCGTACGCGGTGACCCGGTTAAAGACAGCGACGGCCTCGGCTGCCATCTTGCGTGCGGCTTGGCTGCCTTCGACGTTGATGGCGTTGCCGGCGGCCTCGAGGTAGCTGGTGTTCTTGGCCTGGGACGCAGCAGCCAGGGCTCGCATTTCGACGGAGAGCTGCCGGTACGCAGCGGTCCTGATGTCGATCAAGTCGACCACGTCGGTGGTCTTGAACATCTCCTCAAACCCAGGCAACACGCCACCTGCTGGAGCTGCGGTCGCTCCTGCAAAC